AACACAACACGTCAAGTTGTAACAGAGCTAACACTTTGTGCTAAAAATGAAAAAGCAAATGGTATCATTGCTGACAACACAACTTCATAAGTAGTGTAAAACTAGGGGCAGCTTCGGTTGCCCCTTTCACCTTAACTGGGGCAAAAAATGAAAAAGATTATAGTAAACGGAATTAAGCTACATTGCAGTAAAGGCCGAATTGAAAAAGGCGAAACTGTTACACTGCCAGATGAAGAGATTGCTAAAATAAATAAAATGCGTCCACATCTAATTACTGTTGTAGAAGACGTTGTAGAAAAGCCTGCAAAAGCAGCTAAGAAACGTAAGCGTGCTAGAAATGATAATGGCACACTTAAATCAGATGACCCATCTACACCAAACGTAAATGAAGCCTGGGAATGAGTGACAGATGGCAAATTTATCAAATAAAATATCAGAAAAAATGTACTTTGAAGGCGATCAGATACTTATTAAGAAAACGCATGATGGCGGGCAAGCGTTAAGAGATGCATCTTATGCGCGTGAAGTTACTGATAACTCATTTGCATCAGACTATAAGCATGTAGGCAATGTAGACATGGCTATGCTTGGTATATGGTTAAAAGAGGCTGGTGTTCAATGGACGGATACACAAGCAGTCAAAGATGTGTTAAAAAGAAAGCTAACGAGTAACGAATTTAGAGGATTGCGTGTCTGGGAAGGTAACTACTGATGGAAATGACAGACTTATGGAGCAGCGTACTAACGCTAGGCGTTGGTTTTATAGGTTTTGTCCTACGTGGTTATGTGCTTGAAGTGCAAAGATTGCAAATCCTATTAAATCGTACTAGAGAAGAGTATGTTACTAAGGTTGACTCAAATCAAGTGCTTGGTCAGATAATGAGTAAATTTGATCGCATTGAAGAAAAGTTAGACAGGCTAGTGGAGCGGAAATGATACGCTTACTTATAATTATATTTTTCTTTATTCTTGGCGGCTATGCCTATGCAGAAGACGATGATGTAATTAGATCAGAAAGCACAGTAATTTCTGACGGAACTATGGACACCACAATTAACAGTCCACCACCATCAGCAATATCTCCCCAAATTAGCGCAAGCAACTCTGACTTATGTACTGTAGGTGTAGCTGGCGCTGTGCAAACACAAATACTTGGCATATCTGCTGGCAGAACGGTGCGTGATATGAATTGTGAAAAACTCAAAAACGCTAAAACTATGTATGATATGGGCATGAAAGTAGCTGCTGTATCAGTCATGTGCCAAGATGAGCGTGTCTTTGATGCCATGCTAAACGCTGGCACACCTTGCCCTAAAGATGGCTTAGTTGGAGATAAAGCTAGGATTGCTTGGGAGATGGAAGCTGTAAAAGAACAAATTGAGCGTGAGCAAAATAATCCAATGAGAAAGATGTTTAATGAGAACATTGAGACAAAAACAGGCTTGGGTGTTGTTATTAGCACTCTGGCCTTCTTATTCTTATTGTGACCCATATACATATGGTGTGACTAAGAACGCAGCCTCCAGCTCTTTGAGCTGGGGCATGAGTTCTATCTTACCTTCAATACCAGGCGTTGATATAAATGGTATGGTTTACCGATATACCACCAAAAAAGAAACTGATGCAGATATGAAAGTGCATTTAGGTAATAAGAACGCAAATGGCGATGGCTATATGTTTCGCAAGACTGATAATTGGTCTGGTGTACCTGGTAATACGATTGTGAGAAGTTTCTCATTTAGGAATATTCCATCAGTATTATGGGGTGACGGGTCAATTGAGGTTGAAGGTGAGGGAAGTGTAGAAGACCCCGTAGTGATATACAGTTTTAGGATAGATGAATGTTACGATGAGCAATCTAACCCCGCCTGCCCTGGCTACATAAAGCCAGTGCCAAAGATACCTGAAGTTGAAGTCTATGCTGCATTAGAAGACGATAATGTTTTGGCGGCGTTAGACACAGAATTAGACTATGAGTATGATGAAGAGGGTAATATTATACCTGATGAAGATGAGGAAGAAAAAGAAACGCGCCTTGAACTTGGTTTAACTGCATCTGAGAATGCACTGACTATGTTAAGGACGCAAGGTCAGTCTCAAATCATAGCTGCTATGAACCAAAACACAGATTTAGCTATGTACTATAATTCCTCCATAAATGGTGGTATATACAATGATACAGCTCAATTAGTTGATGGAAACCTACCTGATAATAAAAAAGGTTTACGAAATAATTTAGCACAACAAGTCCTGCATGAGAAAATGGTAGACATGCAATATAACAAGTGAGGTTAAAATGAAATATTTTACAATGATGCTTACAGTATGTGCATTCCCTACTTTTGCGGGCAGTGTAGATATAGTTGGTAATGTGGCCGCCAAGTGCGTGATACAAACGGATAAATCTGGTGTGTATGGAAACCCAACAGCCAGCACATTAAGTACAGCACCCGCAGATGGTGGTGTATTGCCAGTTGTCAGGTTTGATGTAGCAATTGCTGATTACTATACAGCAAACATTACACATCCTACGACATTTAGCTCATCGCCAGCTTTGACTGATAGCGTAGCTTGGACAGGCTCAACAAGCGTATCAAAAACATCAGACGCAGGTATGAGTGGATATGATAGCGCAAAGGTAGTTTATGATAACACAACTGTGTTTGATTTAACTGTTGCAGGCTCTACTTGGTTTTCCACGTCTTCGACTGCGACTTACGCAGCCTCCAAGCCTTTTACTGGTGGTACATATACTGCTGTAGTTCAAGCAGAATGCATTGCTAAATAAATTATCCATATTATTCATAGGCTTGGCGTCTATAGTTCATGCACATGAAATGACGCCAGCCTATCCAAAGCTAAAACCATCTCACGTTGCTGGCGTTATGAAAGTGCAACTTTCTTTATTTAATCAACGAGAAGACGTTAAATACTACCAAATTGAGTTATTTGATTTAGACTTTAATAGTATGCCATTTTCTTCTACATATAGAATTATGAAAGTTGACCATAAAGAAAGAAGAGACTTTGAGGTGTATATACGCAGATCAGATTTAAATAATCCGTTATACGTTTGCACAATATCTAAGGTTGTTAAATCGCGTGGAACAAGAACGCTAATTTCTTCAAGAATATGCTCAAAAATTAATGGAGGAAACTAAATGAAATATGCGGTTATTTTATCCATAATTGCTGGCGCAGCATGTGCAGAAAGCACAAACCTTGCTTTATCACTGCCTAACCCACCATTAAATTACCAGAGTGACAGATTTAGGGCGGGTAACTTAGATTGTGCTAATGCAGTTGGCGGCGGAATAAACCTTGAGTATGGCGTCACTGGCGTTTTATCTAGCTTTGACACAATAGACAGGGCAAAAGATATTGGTGTATATGCCCGCATAGTTATACCATTAGATAAACCTAGATCGCGCATAAACTGTGATGACCTATACCAAGTAGAACTTACGCAGCGTAGGCTTGAGATACAAATGCTACGTGATGAATTAGCTCAATTAAAAAGCCTGCAAGAAAAAGGCAATGAGATGGACTTTGAAAACTGATGGATACGACTAAGATAGCAAGTGATATAGATGGATTAGCAGACCGCCAGATTAAAGCTGGTGGTATGAAACTTACGGCTGGTTCTATTATGGCTATATTTGCTTTCTTATCTACTATCGTTGGTGGCTTATATGGAGGCTTTGTCTTGTATCAAAAAATAGAAGCTGTAGCAGGGTTAGATATAGAAGCATATCAGCAAAACATGAATGTGATGGATGCAAAGATAGTTGGCATATCTGAAAAGGTAGAAGAAAGCGTAGAATACACCAGAGACATAAAGAATGGCCTGAAAGACGATATATTACGCATTGAACAACAGACAGATCGCATTGAAGATATGGTGCGTGATAATGAAGATAAAGTAAGGTCTATGATAGATGATGCGGAGGTACGCTTTGAAAATCAGCGTGAACGTGTTAGAGTTTCCCAAAGTGGCTCAATGAAAGAGCTAGAAGAAAGATTGATGGATAAATTACAAAGAGCATTGGATAACCCATTAGCAGATTAGGTGAAAATATGGATGAGTTTAAAAAGTTTGACGTGGATGGCAACGGGTCAATAGATCAAGCCGAATGGGATCGTATGGCTCTTGAAGATAGACGCTTACGAATGCAAGATGAAGACGCCCAACGTGATGCACAACGCAGAATGACATGGTACGCCCTGTCAGGGATGCTCCTATACCCCTTTGCGGTTATTCTAGCGGATGTATTTAGTTTAACAGAAGCCGCCAAGATATTAGGCTCGATGGCAAGCATTTACTTTGTGTCTGTTGCAGGCATAGTGAGCGTATTCTTTGGTGCTAACGCATTAGCGAAAGGTAAACAAAATGATGAGTCTCGTAAATAATTTAATAGGCCCAGTAACTGGCCTGTTAGATAAGGTAATTGAAGATAAAGATCAAAAGGCTGCATTAGCCCATGAGATCGCCACAATGTCAGATAACCATGCCCAACAAGCCCTGATGGGTCAACTTGAAATAAACAAAGCAGAAGCCGCGTCTGGCTCTATATTCAAAGGTGGATGGCGTCCATTCATTGGCTGGGTGTGTGGTGTAGCTTTTGCTTATCACTTTGTATTGCAGCCATTGATCGTGTTTGGTGTAACTGCTGCTGGCATTGACATACCAGAGTTACCGGAGTTTGATATGGGTTCACTTATGACTGTGATGATGGGAATGCTCGGATTAGGCGGAATGAGATCAATAGAGAAGCTAAAGAAAATTGAGAAATAGGAGTTAAATTATGCCAAAAAATTCATTATACGGAAATATTGCAAAGAAACGCGCTAGAATTAAAGCTGGTAGCGGCGAGAAGATGCGTAAACCTGGTACAAAAGGTGCGCCAACGGCAAGTGCATTTAAGAAAGCAGCTAAGACTGCAAAGAAAAAGAAGAAATAATATGAGTGAAGCAATGAAAATACTCCAAGGTAAGATTGGAGTTGGTGCTGATGGGGCGTTTGGCCCTAATACAGCCCGCGCAATATGCAAACACTATGAACTTAGCCCAGAACGTGGCGCACACCTACTTGGTCAAGCATCGCATGAAAGTGCTAGATTTAAATTAACTCAAGAAAATTTAAATTATTCAGCAGAAAGCATGATGCGTGTATGGCCTAGCCGCTTTCCAGATTTAGCATCATGTGAACCATATGCACGTAACCCAAAAGCATTGGCTGATAAAGTGTATTCTAATAGAATGGGTAATGGTAAAGGTGAAGGAAGCCTATACATTGGTAGAGGCTTTCTTCAACTTACGGGCAAATCAAATTATAGATCATTTGCTAGTGATATGGAATTACCAGAAATTATGACAGACCCTGACCTGGTATCATCTAATTACGCATTTGAAACAGCATTATGGTTTTTTAACAAAAACAAGTTATTCGACATTGCAGATAAAGGTGTGAATGAAGAAATAATTAAAAAAATAACTAAAAGGGTCAATGGTGGTTATCATGGATTAGATGATCGCCTTGAACAAACAAACAAGATTTATGAATGGCTCAACGCATAATAATAATGTTGGTAGAGCTGGTGAATTTCTAGCTCTATCAAGATTATCTTTTGCTGGCATTTCATGCATCTTGGTTCAACACGAAATTGATGATGCATACTTGAAAACGCCAAGCGGTAAATTGCTGACCCTACAAGTTAAAACAGCCAGCAGAAAATCAGGCAATCTCACACAATATAGATGGAACACGCAGCCTGTCAGGGATAAGAAGTCTGATGTATATGCTTTGGTGGCATATGATATAAAGAAAATATATTGGGCTAGGGGCGATGATCCAGTAATTAAAAAAACATCAACTCGCTTATATCCAGAAGCATTTGACAATGAAGAGAAATTATTAAAGCAAGTTATAAATAGCTTTATAGATTAAATAAACTGCTTGAATAAACTATGTGTAAAACATATTTAGACGTGTGGGTGGCGACGGGCATGAAGCTACCCACACGATATATTTATCTTTACTTGAAGTAAACGTAACGCAGAGACTTTGCCCCAGCATTACCTATGATGGGTGTAGTTTTCTCGTAAACACGATCAACTAATTTTTGACGATACATGACGTTAAGCGTCCAAGCTATATCTGATACGCCAATGCCACTGCTTAACGCTATCATAGTGGTTGTGTAGCGTTTGCTGCTCTTCATATGCTTTAGTATAGCATCGTACTTCTTTTGAGGTATGGGTTTAATCTTTCTCAGATCGTTGTCAGACACAAAGTTCTTATGTGATGCTTTATTAACTGTGATCTGTCGTGGCCTCTCGAAAGTCTTATTAATTTTATTTCTCAAGCCACGCCTGATTTGCTCTTTCTCAAACGTGTAAAGTAAATGAGCATACATTATTTCGTTTCGCACGCTCTTTGTTTGGCCTTTCATGGCTTCTCTGGTTTTTTCGAACGTCGCATAAGGGTAAGGCGCTGCTCTAGATTGTCCAATATCGCACCTTGTTCCTCCATGAACCACCGGTAATAACCACGATTGCGTGTGGGGTCTGGCGTTTCCATATCTTTGATTATTTCCCGGTTCATCTTTTGCAGGCGTCTCACTGACTTGTGAACTTCCTTCGCTGATAGTGCCATTCATATTCTCCTCAATCATTTTGTTCCTCATTATATATAAATTTACCATTATTATCGAGACGTGGTATTACTGTGCGCTTTGGCTTTTGTATTGATTTAACATGCCTAGCAA